CGAATTTTTTTCATTTCAAAGGGGGTATTAACCGATGGCAAAGGACGGTACTGCTAGAGGCGGTGCAAGAATAGGTAGTGGAAAGAAACCTACAAACAAGAAAAAGGTGGAAGTGTTAACTACAACTTTCGATGACATGTCGGATTTTATTACACCCGATGAAATTGAAGGAGTCGAAGTTCCACCGATTAAAGATTATTTAAAAGCAAAGCAAAAAAATGGAAAAGACTTATATGCTCAGGACATTTTTAAAACCACTTACTTGTGGCTTAAGAAACGTGGCTGCGAAACGCTGGTTGGTAATCAATTAATCGAACAGTATGCGATGAGTGTATCTCGTTGGATTCAATGTGAAGAAGCAATATCAGAATTTGGTATGCTCGCAAAACATCCAACAACAGGAAATGCAATCGCAAGTCCATATGTTTCAATGTCACAGGCATATATGAAACAGGTAAACCAAATTTGGTATCAGATTTATTCAATCATTCAAGACAACGGATCAGCTGAAATTGACGAACTTGATCCACAGGATTTAATGATGGAAAAATTACTGAAAGCAAGAAAATAATGAGAGGAGGAAAATAAATGTATGAAAAAGTAAATCCATGCCATCCAGATAAAATTGCGGATCGAATTGCAGGTGCAATTGTTGACCTTGCATATAAGAATGATACAAATCCGAGAATTGCAGTTGAAGTTTTGATTGGTCATGGTAAATGTCACGTTATTGCTGAAACATCTACGCAACTTGACGTGAATGAAGTTAATGCAATCATTGAGAGAATTGCAGGAAATGTTGACATAGACTATGTAGAGGTTCCGCAAGATATACACCTAGCTGAAAACCAGAAAGGCACAATTAGATGCGGGGATAATGGTATCTTCAAAGGAGTGCCACTAACAATTGAACAAAAGAAGTTATCAAGCATTGCCAGAGAGTTGTTTGATAAGTATGGCAGTGATGGCAAATATATCCTTGATGGAACAAGACTTATTATTTGTCAAAGTAATGCAAATTCTGAAGAGTTGAGAAGAATCTATCCTGATGCAGATATTAATCCTATTGGGGATTGGACTGGTGGTACTGATGTTGACTCAGGTGCTACCAATAGAAAACTAGGTTCTGATATGGCAGATTCTGTTACTGGTGGTGGGCTTCATGGTAAGGACTTATCCAAAGCAGACGTTAGTTTGAATGTGTATTGTTTCTTAAAAGCACAAGAAACAGGATCACCGATTGAACTCTCATGTGCAATAGGCGATGAGATTATCGATGGGAGACCTTATTCAGAGATAGTTGAGATCGCACGTGAGTTTATAAGTGATCTTGGTGGATTTGAGAAATTTGCAGAATGGGGATTAGTGTAATGGCAAAGACATCAGTAAAGGAATTCAAACTAGTTAATGTTGAGCTTTTAGTGCCATACGCTAACAATGCGAGAACCCATTCAAAAGAGCAGATTAAGAAGCTTCAATCATCTCTTAGAGAGTTTGGTTTTATTAATCCTTTGATTATTGATAGGGAATATAACGTACTAGCTGGACATGGTAGACTTTCAGCAGCCAAAGCTGAAGGTTATAAAGAGGTGCCATGTGTATTTGTTGAGGACTTATCAGAAGCTCAGAAGAAAGCATACATTATAGCTGATAACAGAATGGCTCTTGATGCTGGTTGGGATGAAGAACTATTAGCAGTAGAACTTGAAGGATTATCTGATTTAGGTTTTGATTTATCGCTTACTGGTTTTGATGAAAAGGAACTATCTAACCTATTCAAAAGCGATGAAGCAGAAATAGAAGATGACGATTACGATTTAACTGAAGCCTTAGAAAAAGCAGCATTTGTAGAATATGGAGATCGCTGGATTGTTGGACGCCATGTTTTAGTTTGCGGTGATGCTACTAATCCAGATGATGTCAACAAACTCATGGATGGTAAAAGAGCAAACTTGCTTCTGACCGATCCGCCTTATGGTGTTTCTTTCACAAGTTCAAGTGGTTTAAAAATTAAGAATGACTCACTTAAGAATGAGGAGTTCTATCAGTTTTTACTAAAGGCATTTAAGAACATGGTTGATCACTGCGAGCCTGGTGCATCGGCTTATTGTTTTCATGCAGATACAGAAGGCTTGAACTTTAGAACAGCATTTCATGATGCAGGGTTACATTTGGCTGGATGTTGCATTTGGGTTAAAGACTCACTTGTTTTAGGTAGATCCGATTATCAGTGGCAGCATGAACCAGTGCTTTATGGTTTCTTAAAGAACGGTAAACACAACTGGTATTCCGATAGAAAACAAACAACTATCTGGAACTTCAAAAAGCCAAAGAGAAACGAAAATCATCCAACAAGTAAGCCACTAGATTTGCTTTCATATCCTTTAAGAAATAGCTCACAAGAGAACGCCATTGTTGTTGATACTTTTGGTGGTTCTGGTTCCACTTTGATGGCCTGCGAATTGACTAATAGAATCTGCTACACAATGGAAATTGATGAAAAGTATGCGTCTGTAATTCTTAGAAGATACGTAGAGAACACAGGTGATGCAGACAATGTATATTGCATTAGAAATGGTGTAAAAATTTCTTATTTGGATGTAGTCAGAAAAGTCGAAACAAATAGCACAAATGACTTGCTATAATTGCCATTTAGAGTGATATATATAGTACCTTAAAGGAGGTATAGAAATGGCAAATAAAACAGTAGAAGAATTGAGAACAGAGCTAAAAGATGCTTGCGAAAAGTATGAAACAAGATACTCAGGAATGGAGTATTTAGTTAACTACTACATAAACTCACTTAACTGGACAGAAAAAGAAGCACTAGAATATGCTTTGAAGTTATTTCATGACGGAACAATTACTCAGATTAAGCTAATTGGTAAAGATGGAAATGAATTATAATTTGGGGGATTAAGATGCTCGATAAAATAGTCGATATGCTTAGAAAAGAATATCCAGAAGGAACAAGGATTGAATTATTGAAGATGGATGATACTCAAGCACCTCCAATTGGAACAAAAGGAACGATCGTTGGGGTTGATGATATTGGCTCAATTTTAGTTCGTTGGGACAACGGAAGTTCACTTAATTTAATCTATGGAGAAGACTTGTTTAAGGTTATAGTTCAAGAAAAAGTTTGATATATAAATATATCAAAAATAGTTGAAAAATACTTCTCAAATGACTTGATATTAATTGCCTTTAGAGTGATATATATACACGATAAAAGGAAATACACATATTATTTGAGGAGGATTAAACATGAAAGAAAAAATTAAAAACCAAATCGACAACATGAAGAATCAAACAATCGGTGTCGAAATTGAGATGAACAACATTACAAGAAAGAAGGCAGCTGAATTAGTAGCCGCATTCTTTGGAACAAGAGCATGGAACGCTGCAGGCGAATACGGATATTCAACATGGGCTTGCAAAGATACAAACGGTAGAATTTGGAAGTTTCAAAAGGATGTTAGCATTGCAGGACCAGACGATGAAAAATGCGAAATGGTAACACCAATCCTAAAATATGAAGATATCGATGCATTACAAGAGATAATCAGAATTTTAAGAAAGTCTGGAGCAAAAAGCGATGCATCAAGAATGTGTGGAGTTCATATTCACATTGGAGCAAACGGTCACACACCAAAGACCATGAGAAATCTAACAAATATCATGGCCAGCCACGAAGGTTTATTAGCAGAGGCTTTAGAACTTGATAGAAACAGAATTGGCAGATACTGTAAGATGGTTGATCCAAGATTTCTAGCTTCCTTAAACAAAAAGAAACCTTCAACAATGAGTGGTTTTGCAGACGTTTGGTACAAAAGCCAAAATGAAGATTATGCAAGAAGCCATCATTACAATGGTTCAAGATACCACATGCTAAACTTCCATGCAACTTTCACAAAAGGAACAATTGAATTCAGATTATTCCAATTTGATGCACCTAAAGATGGCAAACAAAACGGCCTTCACGCTGGCCAATTAAAGAGTTACATTCAATTATGCCTAGCACTCAGTCAAATGGCTAAGGAAGCCAAAGGAGCCTCACCAAAGCCGCAACAAAACGAGAATCCAAAGTATGCAATGAGAACATGGTTATTAAGACTTGGATTCATCGGTGAGGAATTCGCAACAGCAAGAGAATTCTTAACAAAAAGACTATCTGGTGATGCAAGCTTTAGAAGCGGGGTAAGACCTGCTTCTATGGTTTCAGCTTAAGGAGGTGCAGCATGAGTAAATATTACATTGCTTACGGAAGCAACCTCAATGTTAACCAGATGAAAAGAAGATGTCCAACTGCTAAGGTCGTTGGAACTGGGTTTATTGAAGATTATGAATTACTTTTCAAAGGTAGCAAAACTGGTGGTTACCTGACAATTGAAAAAGCAGAAGGAAAATCACTACCAGTTGCAATTTGGAAAGTAACTGAACTCGATGAACAAGCACTTGACAGATACGAAGGTTATCCAACCTTTTATTATAAGACCGATGTTGAGATTAATATCAAAGGCATCAAAACAGGATCTGAGTATAGAAAGAAAGCATTCGTTTATATCATGCACGAAGATCGAGATGTAGCGATGCCTTCAAAGTCCTATGTGATGACATGCCTTGAAGGTTACAAGACATTTGGATTTAGTCCTAAGTATCTAGAAGATGCATTAAAAAGAACTATGGAGGTTAACAATGAAAGCAACAACTGATTTTATAAAAACGTGTCCTTTGTGTGGTAAGGAATACAAAGGTCATCCAGCAATTTCAAGAGTAGATAATCAAACACCAATATGTCCTACTTGCGGAACCAGACAAGCCCTTGAGGGACTTGGTTTGAAATCTGATGAAATTGATAAGATAATACTCGAAATTCCGAAAATTGAAGATTTGTAAAATTTTATATCAAAAACAAGGGAGTCGATTTAATTGGTCGGCTTTTCTTTTACAAAAATATGGAGGATGAGGTTTTGGGAAGATTAAAGAATTATGTTCCTACCAAGTTCAAAGCCAAAAACTCCGTTTACAGTAAAGAGGCAGCAGACAGAGCTGTTTGCTTTATTGAGTCATTAAAACACACAGATGGAGTTTGGTATAAAAAGCCGTTTGAACTCCTTGATTGGCAGGAACAAATAATAAGAGATGTATTTGGAATTTTGAAGCCTGATGGATATAGACAGTTTAATACTGCCTACATAGAAATACCAAAGAAACAAGGAAAGAGTGAACTTGCAGCAGCGGTTGCTCTT